ACCTGCCGTCAACGTCATTGGGATTGACCAGATGCAGGTTATCGAACTTGTCCGCATACGGGTCTTTCTTGCTGTCGTCGGCGCTGGGGCTGTCATCTTCAACGACTTCAGCCCCGTAGACGCGATACCCTTCCGTGATAGCCAGCAGACGGCCCAGATAGGGCGAGCCGTCAGGGATGTCACAGACATGGGGCGCGTAATCTTCGTCGGACTCCGGCTTGAAATGGAATCGTGTAACCTTCGGCGGATAACCAAACTCAATGTGTGATCCGCCCTTCCGCTTTATCAAGCATTCGACTTTCATGGCGCGCTTACTCCACCTTCTGCTTCGGGCGGGCGCGGATCAGCACGGCCATCTTGGCGTTTGCCGCGATGGACTGGCCGCCGTCGGCGCTGGTGGTGATTTCAACGCCAATGGCCTGCTCGCTGGTGCTGACGGCGTAGCCGGTGGCGCCAACGGTGTCGGTCCGCTTGATGGCGGCCGTGGCCAGAGAGCCGGTGGCAATCACGACGGACGAGACGGCCGTCGGGCTGTCAACGCTGTCGAGAATGCCGACATTGCCCGCGCAACTGGTGCCGCAGGCGGCGGTGTCCAGCACGATGTCGGTGATGGCGTAGCCAGCCGGGAGGCGGGCCAGGCGCACGATGTCGCCGTCCAGCAGGCGAGTGCCGGAAGACGGGGACCAGTAGGCGCGAAACACGATTTCACCACCAGCGGTGGTGTTGGTCGGAATCGGCTCCTGGAATTGGGTAGACGTGTAAACGGTCATGTCAATTCTCCGGTGAGAACAGGGCTATGGGGTCGAACGCCGATTAGGCGTTCGGATCCACAGCGTAGGTGTCAATGGCGATGCTGCTGACGTTCTTGGAATTGAACATCGGCCGCTTCACGTTCATGATCGTGTTGGTGGAAATCACCAGACGGTTGTTGTCAACGTCGGTGTATTTTTCCTCCCAGCCGAAGCGCAGGCCGTCGCCGGGCGAACCGAAGGCAGCAACCAGAGCCTGACGACCCATCAGGGACGCGCGAGCCGCGGCGAGGTTGCCGCCAGCACCGTAGTCACTGAACTTGATGATCTTGTTGTGCTTGTGCAGGATCGCGCCGCGATACTCGCCCAGGGCGCCGTTCACGATCGGAGACTTGTTGCCCAGATTGGTGGCCAACGACTTCTGGATGTCCAGCCAGCCGCCGGTGCCGGTAGCTGTACGCAGGGCGTGTTCCTGGAAGTCGTGCATCACGATCACGAAGTATTCGCGGTTGCCCATCTTCAGGGGAACGACACGCTGGATGTCGGTCACGCCGCCGCCCATGGTGTTGGCCTTGGTGATCACCTTGTCCAGCACGGCCAGGCTCATGCCGTCAGTATTGGCAATGGTGGCCTTGGAGGTCGCGGAACCGCCGTAGACAATGTGGCTGGAGTCGGGAGCGGTCAGGCTGTTACCGGCGTAACCGGTGAACGTGGTCGGCTCGATGAAATCGTCGTTGACGCCGCGGGCACCAGCCAGGTGCATGAAGCTGATCTCGTCGAACAGACGGGACCACCAGTCTTGCAGTTTTTCCTTGGCGATGGCACCGAGCTCGTTGACAGTGCGCTTGCGGGTCATGCGACCGCCAGCGTCAACGGCGTGACGGATCTGGGTGACGGTGATGCTGTCGCTGTAGGAGCGCAGAGCCTCGGCGTTGCCTTCGAGGTTGTCATCTTCCAGCGTGGGGCGGCCCTTGAGCTGCACATACAGGTCATAATTGACCGTATCGCCATCGTCCTTTTCAAGATCGGTGACAAGCTGCATGGGGGTATTGGGGGTGCGGCTCTTGGAACCGGCTGCCATGAAGGTCGAACCCCAATAGGATCCGAAAATGGCGTCGTTGAACAGGGCACCAGCAAACAACTTCTTGGTTTGCGCGTTGCTAGTCCCGATGGTGGTCTGGCCCATCTTGAGTACCTCTCACTGAGTTATCGGTGAGGCACTCTTGCGCCAGTTGGCCGGGACTATTCCCTGCCACTCGAATTATCGCATCAGAGCGGATTTCCACCCTGATCTTGCGACCCTTGCGCTCAAGAATTGAAATGCGGTGGTCGCCTACCATAATCGTACCACCGATTTCAACGTCTCGAAACAATTTTGTTTGCTTTGCCATGGGTTTACCCTGCCAGGCTGTCCATGAATGCGTCCTTCTGCGCCTGCGACAACTTGCTGTAGGCCTCCTCGTAGGCGGGGCCGGACAAGTTCATCAGATGCGCAAACGGGCTATCGTCGTTATTCGGCAAGGCGGCCTGCATCTGCCCGAGCACGGGCGGGATGTCTGGGGCGGGCTTGGGCGTGTTCTTTGCGGCAGGCTTTGCTGCTGCTTGCGGCTTCGTCATCCCGGTCATGGCCCGGTAGGTGTCGGCAGCGATGCGGATGATCTCAGCCGGATCCTTGTCGGCGTTCTGCTTGAGGCCGGACGCGAACGCAATCGCCTGCTTCAGGCCTTCGTGGTGCTCGCCAGCATTGAAAATGTCATTGCCGGATTCAGCCAGGAAGTTTGTCGCCGCCTGATACCACGGATCGGACTGGACAGATGCTTGCTCGACAGCAACTTCCGACTGTGACAGCGCGGCCTGAGCCGTGGCCAGTTTGCCTTCAATGGACTCGATGTCACGCAGCGCGCGCCGGTATTCAATCTCGTACTTGGCCTGATTGATTTCGCCGTTTTCCAACTGATCGCCCAGCGCAATCGCCTTTTCTTCGGCGGCCTTGAGCTCAGCCTCAATACCGGTGACGGCTTCGGCATGGCCGGTCAGGATGGCTGACAGTTCTTCTTCGGTTGGGCCGTCAGCCTCGACTGCGGCTTCAGGTGTCGCATCGCCAGCATTCTCGCTCCCGGCGTCGGCATTACCGTCATCAGCAGCAACCTCTGCTGCTGGCGTGTATTCCTCGCCTCGCTCGATGGCATCCATCAGCTTTTTGTATTCAGCAAGGCCTTCCTGCTCGGCCGGGGTGAAGTCGCCTTCCATCGTGGTATCTTCGGCCGCCTTGGGCGATTCCTGATCCAGGACTTCGGGATTGTCGATTGCTTGATCTGTCATTGCATTGCTCCGGTCGGACTCAAAATGCGGTTGATGTTGCTTAGCAGGTCATCAACGATGCCTGCGAGGTTGGGGTTTGTGGATACCAGCCCGGCCGACGACATGGCGTCCTGCAAGGCCTGCATCTTGTCGCGAATGGCTTGTGCTGCCTGAGCGTCCGCACCTGCGTGCGCCTTGGCTGCGTCGGCCTCCAACTTGGAAATCTCGGCCAATATCTTGCGGTTGGTCATCTCGGCCTGGCGTTGCTGCTCCTGTTGCTGTTGTTGCTCGCGCTGCTGGCGCTGTTCTGGCGGCTCGTCCGGGTCCGGGGTGCCACTGACACGGCGCATCTGGGCCAGAATCTCAGCCTTGTTGGGCAGGTCGGTCAGGTCAACCGCCATTTCCACCATAGCCATGCCCATCATCGGGTTGCCGGTGTGCTGCGCTACCTGCCCGGCCACCTGAAGCAATTGCTCGGCCAGTGCTGCGCGGACGGTGGTGCGGTAATCCTGCCGGTCCACGATAAAATCGGCCTTGTTGCTGGTGATGTCCGTCTCGGGATTGCCGTCGTTGACCGACACAAACTCAGGACGGCCGCGCTCACCGGTCACACGGAACTGCATGGGCTCCGTCATGTACTGCTCGCACAGCGACAGCGCCAATTCGCCCTCCAACTGCATGGCCAGTGAATTGGACTCAAACAAATTGGTGGTGATGATCGTGCCCTGCTCCTGACGCGCCTGAATGGCGATGCCGGATGTGGCGTTGGTGGGCAGGCCCAGGTTCTCGCCGGTAACGCCGGACACCTGCCGGATGTAGGCGGAGTCCTGCATCCCAAACTCGACATGCGAGGCAGCCAGTTGGACGTTATCCACAACCTCCAACTTTGACCCTCGCTTGACCTTGATGATCGAGTCAGGGCGCGAAACCTCCTCCTCCAACTCGTTCCAATCGGATACGGCATCATCGTCAGCGATAACTCGGCGGGTGGAGAGCATGAACAGTGCCTTGTTGCGCCGTTTGTTCAGGTCGTCCTGCGGATCGCGCATGGAGCGGATGACGCCGTAGGCGGAGCCGTCGCGGTCGTCGATGAACGCGATGCGGGGCACATACGGGAACCGGTTGTGCTGGTATGGACTGAGGCCGGAGTGCAGGATATGGTTGCGCGTGATGATGGCGACGTGCATTTGCGGGCGGATGCTGTCCACCGGCTCAACCATCCCCATCTGGACCGCCTGAACATGGCGGGGATCCTGCGGGTTGAATACAGCGCCGACCAGTGCGCCTTCGCCTCGCAGCACCTTGACGCGCGTCGTCTTGCGATACCAGACCTCCCACAGGCGCACAGCCATGCGGCCCTCGCCGTAGCGCATCCGGTTCAGGGACAGCGCGCCACTGGCGCCGACAGAATGACCAGTGACCATGTAGGCCTCGTTCTGGACCTCCTGCTCCAGGTCGTCGCGTTCCTGGCACTCAGCTTCGATCAGATCGCGCTTGTCAGGGAACCACGCCGTCGCCTCCTCCTTGTCCACGATCCGGGTGCGGATGACGTAGCGGGCGTCACTCATATCGCTGCGGCGGCTGGTGCTGTCGCGGATGATTTCGCGCCAATGAACATCCTCGATGCAGATGCGCCACTCGCCGGAGAACGGGTCCGGCCGGTAGGCGACCTCAGTCCAGCCGCAGCCGACCTTGACCATCTGCTCAAACGCAGCCGAACGCTTCCATTGGACGTTGTTGATGTCCTCGATGTAGCGGACCAGCTTGGTCTTGCGGATGGCGGGCTCTACGTCGTCCTCAGACCGCGGAGCGATGCGCCAGTTGAACCGTGAACGCTTCTCGGCGCCGGTAATCCACAGGATAGCGGGCTTGATTTCGTTGAATTGCAGGAATGACTGTCCGCGCTCCTCCAGCTCCGCGACCTCGCTCTCGCTCAGGCCCATGTATTGCCTGTCGTCGAAATAGTCGGCATCCAGCGCCATCTGGGCGCGTGATTTCGCTTGCAGCCATGTCTCGCGGTCGATGATGCTGCGCAGCCAGCACAACAGGTCGTACTCGCCTTCCTTCTGCGTCGGCAATACCTGCCGGTTATCGCCCGGCGCGGGCTGCATTTCGTTCATCGCGCGTCCACCAGAGTTTTACCGTTGATTTTGATGACCAGCTCTTGAAGTTCGGCCTGCCGCATCATGCTGTCGTGTTCTGCCTGGCCGTCATCGGGCGGGAACGCCACCAACTCGTCCAGATGGTTCAGCAGGATGTCGCCACACAGCCGAACATCGTGCTTGTTGGGAGATCCGTACATGGCCGTGGCAATGTCATGGCACAACTGATAAAAATAAACACCCATACTTTCGCTTTCTGGTTCTTCCTCGTTCTCACGGACGCGCCATGCCTCGGACCGCGGGAAGTAGTAGGATTTGCCGAACCCGAATTGCCTCTTGCCGAACACCAGAAAGGCGTCCTTGTTGCCGTCCAGTGAGGCATTAACCAGAAAGGCGCGCAGATCGGCCTTTCCCTGCACTTCGCGGAAATTGGTCCCCAGCGTCAGGCCGGTTGCGGCAGCAGTCATTGCAGTTCCTCGATGCTGATTTCGTCGGGCTCGGCCTTCTGGATCACCAAGGCAGGCTTCAAGCCGATCTTGATCGTGATTTCAGGCGAGAACGGCATGGCGGCCAGCGCTGAGCAGCCGGAGAGCATCATCAGGATGACCAGGTAGCCGATGGCGTGGTATTTCATGGTGTCAGTCCTCGGTGGCTTCGTGCAGCCGCTCCTTCAGTAAAAATCCAAGCAAGGGCCACATCTTGTTGACGGCGTTCTGTCGGGCGATCTTGCGGCCCAGCTCGGCGTCGAAGTTTTCGGGAGAGGCGCAGGCGGACTCGCCGGTCACGGTGAAGCCGTTGCGCAGGACGAGGACGCAGAAGGTCAGTAACTCCAGCGACTCGCAGCCATCCGGGAACTTGTTGGGCCAGATGGCGTCATTAACGCCATTCGCAGCCGTGAAGTAGTGCTCGCTGACGATGTTGTTTTCGATGTCCTGCGGCGTCACACGCGGCGCGGTCAAGCCCTTGGCCTGGATTTCCGTCTCAATCTGTTGGTCGTTCATGTTCTTCTCCAGTTCGCCGAACCCCGGCGCTTTTGCATGAAATTCTTCCCGGCGTCCTGTTTGGCGTCGGAGTGGGCGGTTTGCCCGAGTTGCCGCAATGCGTCGGCCGCTTCAGAGTGCCCACCGGTCTTGTCCGGTTCATCGCTCCAGCAGCCCATGCGGTCGTTCCACTTCTTGCGGTAGGCGGAAATGTGCGCGAGGCCTGCCTTGCAGTGCGACTCGTCGATCACCAGCGTCGGGAATATGTCGCGTGTCTGCTGGATTCCCCAATTCACATCCTGAATCCGGTCCACCGTGGCGAACCGTTGGCCGGGCATCAACTCCTCCAGCATCTGCCGGGGGCTGATGTTGCGGTTCTGTCCCTGCCGGACATGATCGGCGTCATGCGGCAGGTTGTGCGTGCCGAACACCACGCCCAGCGATTGCAACCACTGCGCGGCATGGCTGTATGGCTCGCCCCAGGCCTCGTAGAAGCGGATCATCCGGCTCTCCCCGCCAAGGCGCTGCACAACCCATATCGCGGTGCCGTCGCTGTTGCCGATGTCCCAGTAGGTGTTGCATGGCACGTTCGGCAGTAGCGGAAGCGTGGCCTTGATGCGCCCTTCCTTGCGCGCGGCCGTCAATTGCTTCGTGAAGTAGCAGCCCTCGGTGCTGACCTGGAATGCCTCCTCCGGGTAGCTTGGATACTCCTGCCACATCTTTTCGTCTTCGCCCGAGAACTCGCTGTCGCGTGTGGCGACATACCAGGCCTTTTGCCGGGCGGTCAGCGTCGTGCCGGTGACGCTCTCGACCTGGGCGAAATACTCGTCGTCCTGCTCCGTTAGCAGCACGTCATCCGGGTCGATCTGGTAGCCGGGCTCCTGCCACCACGGGAAGAAGTGGAATCGGTAGTCTTTCACGGATAGCTTTTTCCCGGATTCAGCAGCCGCCATCGCGGCCTGCGTCAACTTGTAGAACGAACCATCGCGCCCTTCCGCCGTGGATTCGATCACCAGCACCCCTGTAGACGGAACGGCCGGGATTGAGCCGGTAATGACCTCCACGGCCTTGTCCGGGTACTTCGCGCAGATCTTGCCAAACTCGGATATGTGTAGCCGGTGGATGGTCCCGGAGCGCATCGAGGTAGCGACGCGGATGCTGCTGTTGTTGTGACCGAATACCAGCGTTGAGGCGTTGTTGGCCTTCAGCGGCATCATCTGGCGCAATGCGTCGGGCAACTGGTCGTAGGCAAACTTCACCTTGTCCCGGAACAATGACTCGGCGGCTTCGCGGTCCTGGGCGATGATCCCGCAGCGTACGTTCTCGCAGAACAGCGCGGTATCCAGCCACAGTATGCAGATCAACGTGGAGAACCCGAGTTGCCTGGCTTTAAGAATGATGTTTCGGTGCCACAGACGGCGGATGAACTTGCGCTGCGCCCGGTTGGGACGGAACGGCAGCACCAGCCCTTCCTTGTTCTTGTCCTTGTCCTTGTCCTTGTCGCCCTTGTCGCCCTTGATGATGATCTTGTACAGATACCCGCTGAATAGACGCCATTCCGGGTCTGCCAGACAACGGGCCATTTCTTCTTCCGTTGTCGGGATCAGCCAGTCGTCACCCTTATGCGTCGTCATCTGCGCCCACGTCATCATGGACAATCGGCAGCGTGTTGCCCTGGATGGCCTTGGCGATGGCCTGCAATGCGTTGTCTCCCGGTGTCGGCGCTGGAGTGATGTCGAACGCCTCGCGCTCCAGGTAGATCAGGTGCTTCAGGGTTTCGGCCAACTTCTTCAGGCTGTCGATGCGCTGGGGCGTGGCGATGACCTTTTTGTAAACCTCGTTCAACTTGTCCACGCCCTTGTCATCGGGTGCGTGCATCAACTCGCCCAACTGGCCGAACAGGTCGGTATCGCCGGTCTGGGCCTCAAGTTCCTGCAACAGCCGCTCAACCAATTCACGCTGGCGGGAAATGCTCTTGCGGTGGCTCAGCTTGACGTTGACGATGGCTTGGGCGGAGGCCTCGACCAGCTCGCGCTCGGAAATGGCCTTTTCGCTGCGTGAAATGCTGCGTGAATCTTCTTTGCGTGAAATCTGCTGGGCCTTTGCCGCGACCTTTGCGGAAATATCGCGCACCCAATCTTGCGCTTTTGCCCTGGACCTGATGGTCCCTTCTTTTGTGCCATGCTCCGCCGCAATCTCCCGCAGTGACTTGATCCCCGCGCAGTAGTCCGCCTCGACCCGCTCCCAATCAACCGGCTTGCGGGCTGCCACGGATCAAATCCCCGTGCGGTGACTGAACAACTTGAGCGCCTTGCGCTTTTCCTTGCTCAGCGGCAGGCAGCGACTGACGTTGCCGCGGTGAGCGAACACCAATGCCGCCATGCAGGCCGTCAGCAGCACCTGGGGCAGGGTCACGCACCTCTCGGCGCCCAGCAGGCAGAGCATGGCCTCGCCACCCGAGGCAAACACCAGGACAGCGGCAAACGCCGAAACCATGGGTTTGTGTCTGCTGGCGCCGCGCTGGTACGTCAGGAGTCGGAGGCAGATGGCCGCGCAGAGCAGGCCATTGATCAGGGCGAGGACGGAGATTGTCATTTGCGGCCATTCCGGATGGTGTCGATCAGGGAGGTGAGCAGTTTTCCGGAGCGCTCCCGCTCGATCAGTCCGTTGAGCAGCAGGATGCAGGTCACGCCGTTGAGGATGGCAGCAACCACATGATTAGTCAGGCTCAGGGATTCAGCGGTCCAGTCTGCACACAGATAGCTGATGGTGGTCCCGCAAAACAGGTAGGCGACACGAACCAGCCAGTGGTACTCGATGGCGGACAGCACGAACACGGCAGATCCGGCAAAAGCGCCAAGCAGGACAGCGACATCAAGCGGGAACGTTACGGACGCAATCGTGACGGACAGCAGCCCGGTGGAGCCGGCTTTTGCTCCGCTTGTTGCCGTGATGGACATGCGCATGACCTTGTGGGGAATAAAAAGCGCCGGGCTAGAACACAACCGGCGAAACCACGGTTTTAGCCGTGGCGAGGGTCTGAAACGAAAAAGCCCCGCACGATGGCGAGGCTTTTTGGTGAAATTGTGTTGCTGGCATAGTACGACCAGCATGGGGATAAATTAGTCGCATTGTTGCAATGCGTCAAGCAACTTCAGCCACTGATGCAGCGGCATGTCCCGGTGACTGGCGCTATCAACATCGGCCAGCCACTTGCGGACGGTGCGGCCATCGACTCCAAGCAAGCCGGCGGCGGCCTGTTGGGTAAGCCCTGCGTGTTTCAGCAGGGCGCGGAGGTTGGCGGGCGTGTAGCCCGCTTCGGGGAGGTTCACTCATTACTCCCCCCGTTGATTTTCGCGGCGGTGCTGGCCGCCTTGGCTGCCCATTTTGCCAACTTCGGCCACCAGTAACCGTTGTCAGCGGTGTGCTGCTGCCATTCGGCAGCGACTTCCGGTGTCACCAGCGTGCCGCCGTCACGGACAAATACGTCCGCTCCGGGAAATGCGGCCTTTGCGGCTTGCATCGCCGCTTTGACGCGGCGGTGGCTGATGCGGCTTTTATAGCCGCCCATCTTCAGGGAGATGGGGCAGCCATCGTTGCGGATGCAGTCCGCGATGATGACGTAGTTGCGGTCTGCGCGCTGAATGCAGCGAGTGATTTGCTTGTGGTTCATGATGTTTCCCTCGTTGACAGGTCGTTATTGCCTGCCTTCTGATTCTTATACTAGGCCCATTGCGGGCCTTATGCAAGAGGGGAAGTGAATTATTTTTATGCGGCCTCCGTCAGTCCCCTTTCCAGCAATTCCGGCGACAAAACAGACTCGGCCCGTTGCTCCAGGTCATCCAGTTGCGCAGCAATGCCCTTGCGCCAGCGATACAGCGTCGCCCGGTGCTTTTCCCCGCTCTCCATCAATTTGGTCTTGATCCCGCGGCGAAACGCCACGCAGGCCCATGCCCACACGCAAACCCTGCGGAACTTTGACGGCGCCGGGCTTTCCAGCATATCCGACAACTCATTGATGGCTGCGGCACGCTCTAGGTCGTCGGCCCCGTACTTTGCCACCAGCGCCAGGAATGTCATGCGGTCGGTCCGACGCTTGATCAGCGAGCGCGTCATCGCATCCTGGGCCAGCCGCTCGATGGTTGTCAGCCGCTCCAGGGGCTCGGGCTTGCTCGTCAACTCCTCGGTAAATCCGGATCGGTAGTCCGACTGCCAGGCCGCCGGGCGGCAGGTGCTGATCCGGTCAACGCTCATGGCCAGGGCCACGGCCTGATGTTCATTGCGGTAGATTGCTGTCATGCTCGTTTTCCCCTCTAAACGCCTCACCCGTCGCCAACCATCGACACCCGCACATGCTGACGGGACATTTGTCGTAGCCCGGACAATCCTGCTCCGGGCCATTCAAACCCATCTCGTCCTGCATCATTCGCACAGCCCGTAAATCGACGAACACAGCGGCGCGTCATCAAATGCGCGTAACAGGTCATACTGCTGACCGCCACGGCTGGTCTTTGCCCACTCCACTCGCCGGTCGATGGTCTGCTGAGCTGACCACTCGTTGTCGTCGGACGGCGCTGCAAAGAACGTCGCCGCCTGGCGTTTGCTGGCGTTTTTTACCGCATCCTCCCACATGCGGATCCGCTCGATGGCTTCAGGGAATCGCCTGCTGATCTCCAGTAATTCATCCTTGCGGCAGTTGATGCAGGGCATACAACCGACGCGGCCCATACCTTGTGAATACAGCGGGTTTTTCATGACGCCATGCTTGTCGTGCATGGCAAAGACATCGGTAGCCGTCCAGTCCAGGATCGGCCGGTAATTCCACAGTTCAGCTCCGGTATCTTCGCGGCGCAACTTCAGTTCGCGCTCGGGCAGCGTTGACCGGCGCAGCGATTCATCCCGGCGGACACCCTGCCACGAAACAACGTCATCGCCAGCATCCAGCAGCGGGTTCTGCACCTGCCGAATGATCGGATTGCGCTTGAGTTCCTCGCTGCAAAATGCGGCTTTGCTTGATGGAAAGCGCCCCTTCCAGATGCACAAGTCAAGGAACGGGTTTCCGGTCGGAACAAGCGCGGCGGCTGCCCGGTCAATGTCTGCCTGACTGACGCCTTTTTCCGCCCATTTCGTCAGCACATACTGACGCTTGCCTTCGATCTGCTGGGAGAAATCGGCCACCACGCGGCGGACCGGGAAAACGCTCTCGCTCAGGTACTGCACATAGTCATAGGTCTGCTGATGCTCGTTGCCGGTGTCGGCGAAAACAGCCTGCATGTTTTCGGTATTGCGCTCGATAGCAAGCAACAGCAATGCCGTGCTGTCTTTCCCGCCTGAAACGCTGATGATGTTGTGTTCCATGCCGCCCTCGCATTTGTTGTTGATTATAACGCCCATACCCACACCCGAACGTAACCGCCCTTGTGGACACCCTCGCGCCGCATATGGATCTCGTCCACCTGGCAGTCATCGAGAATGACCCCAGCCCCGGAAATGCTGTCCAGGATCCCCTTTAGCAGGTTGTCCAGATCGCGCACACGGCGGTCCGGAGTCCATACCAGTACCCTGACCCCTACCCGTCCGGAAAACGCATTCTTGCGGCCACACAGGAGGCCGACGATGCGTTTGAAGTCGTTGGCTGCGGCAGAGAGGTAGCGCATCGGCCTTCCTCGCTTGTCCCGGCCGGATTTCCAGTAGTGGTTGACGCTGGGCGGGTACGGCAGTTCGACGCCGTCGAGAAGGATTGATGTTTCGATCATGCCGCCCTCCTGTCGCCATTGATCATGATCAGCGCCCTGCGCTTGATTTCATCCGCCCAATCCGGCGATTGATGCCGAACGGTTGCCATCGTCTCTTTTCCGCCATCCGCCACACACTCAGCCCGATAGTCCAGCCACAACTCGCGGCCGACCGCGCAATACCGGCCGGACATGGGGTTGCAGCAGGTCACACCGCGGACAGAGGCGTGATTCAGTAGGGATTCATGGGCGGGGGTCATGCCACCTCCTCCAACGCATCCAGGATCAGTTGCAGCGTCTCCGCACGCACGCTGGAAAACCACATCTTGTCGCTGAGGTGGCGTATCAGCCTGCCGACATCGGCCTGTGCCGGGATAGCGGTGTCGTAAAACTCCACGCCTTCGCGCTTGAAAATCAGGTATGCGCCGTCGCGCTCGACTGTCACCATGATCCTGCACTCCCTTCGATGCCTCTGAATCGGAAACATCCGCCGTCAAATGTCGTGCGGACCACGCCGATTTCGCCGTTTCGGCTTTTCGTGATGATCAATTCAGCGATGCCCTTGTCCTGACTGTCCGGGTTGTAAACCTCGTCCCGGTACGGCATCAGCACCATATCCGCGTCCTGCTCGATTTCGCCGGAGTCGCGCAGGTCGGACATCATCGGCCGCTTGTTCGGGCGCATTTCGACGCGCTTGGAGAGTTGCGACAGCATCAGGAATGGGCAGTGATATTCTTTCGCCAGATCCTTCGCGGCGCCGGAGCAAGCCCCGATTTCCCGGTTGCGGTTGTCGCCGTATCCGGATGCGTGCATTTTTTGCAGGTAATCAGCCATGACCATCATCACCCCACCGTATTCGCGTTTGATGCGACGCAGGAAGGCAGACATCTTTTCGGGTGTCAGGCCGCCCTTGTCACAGATGATCAGGTTCGACTGGCCGATGACTTGCATTGCATGTGTGGCTTTTGCCCATTGGGTGTCGTTCATTTGCCCGCGCTTGGTGGTCTGGTACGGAACGCCGGAAATGGACGCCACAAGCCGGTCCGTCAGTTGCGCCTGCGGTTGTTCCATCGAGAACACGACAATCGGCAGGCCGCCTTCACGCATGTTGGTCTGGCAGAAGTTCATGGCAAGGGTTGTCTTGCCCATGCTGGGGCGCGCCGCGATGATGACGAGGTCGCCTGGCTGAAATCCGTCGGTCATTTCGTCCAGCTTGGCGATGCCGCTGGGGATGCCCGACAACTGCCCAGGCATCCGCTCCCCTGCTTTCTCGATACGCTCAGCCGCCTGCAAGGCCATTTCCCGGCCCGTAACGCACGGAAGTGCGTCTTGGCCCGCCCCGCCGTCGATAATGCCTAGAATCGCCTTCTCTGCGGCTTGCAGCATGTGTTCCGTGTCTTTCCCGCCTTCCTGGATCATGCCCATGATGTTTTCGTTGACGCCAGACAACTGCGCCATGAGATTCATCACTGCGCGGGCATCACCAGTTAAATGGTTCTGCGTAACGTCAACGAATTGCAGCTGCGAGATCGCTGTGCGCGGATCAGAGCCATAACCCGCCGGCTTCATGCGAATGACTCGACCAGCTTGGTTATCCGCCACGTCTTTCAGCACGACGCGACTCGGATCGACAACGAGCTGATCGTTGAGCATCTTGCGCACGTTGTAGAAGTGCGAGTTGAACAGCCACGTCAGAGTGTCGTTCAGCGGCGACAGCATCTCGAGCATCGAACGCTTGAACAAACCGTAGGCGTCAAGCTCGTACTCCATGATGTCGAAGGGGTACTTGTTGTGGTTGAGACCAAGCGGCCAGCAGCCAATCACAATCGTCCCGTTGCCGAGGGTGAAACACCACTTTTCAGGGTAGGTGGATTCGCCCAACCCCCAATCACGCGGAATTAGCTCGACGTACATCTCGAGCAACTCGACATAGGCCAGCTTCGTGTGCGGCGTGCCACCAGACTGGCCGGACGACGCCAGACCGCGTGATTGGTTCGGAAGCTGATTGCGCGGCGAACCTGTATCC